TGCACTTTAATTGCACTTTTGGCGTCATAAAATCGATTATTATGATAGTGTGTGAGAGTTGTATATAGAGTCGTCCGAGCGATCGGGCGGCTTTTTCTTTACTTCGTCCACCGCGTCGCAAGGTGTGAATCGACCTCCTCCTGCCGAGCCGGATAGGTGCGGCGCGGTGTCCGGGTTGATTGGGAGGTGGGAGCGTGAAATTTTACAAGTCGAGCAAGTGGCGTAAAAAGCGAGAGCTGGTCCTCCGCCGTGACAATTACCTGTGCCAGGAGTGCAAGCGATACGGCAAGACAACGTCGGCGCAGACAGTGCATCACATCTACCCGCTGGAACGATATCCGGAGCTGGCATTAGTCAGCGCGAACCTCGTGAGCCTGTGCAACGAGTGCCACGAGCGGATGCATGATCGCCTGACCGGCGAGCTGACGCCGGCGGGGGAGAGGTGGCGCGATCGCGTTTCGGCGCAGGCCCGGATCGCTTTAGCGGAGTAAAGCGACAGGGTATCCCCCCTCCCCTCGGGGTTCGGGGCGAGGCCGCCGGAGACCGGGCGGGCGACCCCATTTCCAATAGCGCGGGTGCTGGGGAACTTTTTCGAGGAGGTGAGACGATGGCGAAAAACACCAAATCAGCAATCAAACGATCGACGATCCGGGCGATGAAGGAGCTCGGCACCTACAAGAAGGAATTCGACCCGATCATCGAGATCTACGCGGAGCTGCGGGAGCAGTACGCCGCTCTGTCCGAACGGTTCGCGGCCAAGGGCTACCCGTTCGAGGTACCAACGGCCGACGGCGGATCAAAGAAGGCGCCGATCGTCGCCACGCTCGAGTCTCTCCGGAAAGACATACTGGCGTACGCGGACAGGCTGTGCCTGAATCCGAAGACCATAGACGGCATCACCATCGAGACGAAGAAGCAGTCCGCGCTGGCAGCAGCGCTGAAGGCCCTTGAGTGACGCGAAGAACCTTGACGTTGTTCTGGAGTACGCCAGGAGCATCGTCGAGGGAAGGAAGATCGCCGGCAAGGAGTTGGTGCAGGCCGCGCAGCGGTTTCTGGACGACCTTGAGAATCCGGAGTACGAGCTTCGCACGAAGGACCCTGAATTCGTCATCCAAATCATTGAGCGCACATTCGTCCACGACAAGGGGGAAGCACTCGACGGTACGCCGCTGCGCGGCAAGCCTTTCCTGCTCGAGCCGTGGCAGAAGTTCATCATCTACAACTTGCTCGGCTTCTGGAAAGCCGGAACCAACGAACGCCGATACAAAGAGGCGTTTATTTTTATTCCCCGGAAAAACGGCAAGACCCGTCTGGTGGCCGCGCTGGCGTGGGCGCTAGCGCTGCTCAGTCGCAAATCCGGCGCCACGATCTACATCACGGCGCACGCGCTCAAGCAGTCGAAACAGGCGTTCGAGTTCATCCTCTACAACCTGAAGCGGATGGGTGAAGAGGAGAATTTTCGGATTCTCAACAACAACCAGGAGCACAGCATCAGCGGCGACCTGGGCGACGGCTCGATCTATATCGAGGCGCTGGCCGCCAACCCGGACCGGCAGGATTCGCTCAACTGCAACATCGCGATCGCCGACGAGCTGCATGCCTATACGCGGCCGAAGCAGTATAACATCATCAAGGAAGCGATGAAGGCGTACACGAACAAGCTCATGATCGGGATCACGACGGCCGGCGACGACATGTCGTCGTTCTGTTACCAGCGGTTGCAATATTGCAAGAAGATCCTGGATAAGACCGTCCGGGACGAGCAGTATTTCGTGTTCATCGCAAAGGCCGACGAGGACGAGCGCGGGAACGTCGACTACACGGACCCGGTCCAGCACGAGAAGGCGAATCCGAATTACGGCGTAACGATCAGGCCGGAGGACATCTTGAACGACGCGCTGCAAGCCCAGAACGACCCGCAGCAGCGGAAGGATTTTCTGGCGAAGTCTCTGAACGTTTACACGGCCGCGATGAACGCCTATTTCGACATCCACGAGTTCCGGCTGTCCGACCGCAAATACAGTTGGACGCTGGAGGAGCTCGCGAAGCTGCCGATCAACTGGTATGGCGGGGCCGACCTGGCGAAACTGCACGATCTCACGGCAGCCGCGCTGTATGGAGAATACCAGGACGTCGGCATCGTCATCACGCACGCCTGGTTCCCGATCGTCGCGGCGACAACCAAGGCCGAGGAGGACGGCATTCCGCTCTTCGGCTGGATGGACGACGGCTGGCTCACCATGACGAACAGCGCTGTCACGAACCATACCGAGATCGTGAAGTGGTTCAGGGAGATGCGGCAGAAGGGATTTCGGATCAAACAGATCGGCTTTGACCGGAAGTTCTCGACCGAGTTTTTTCGGGATGCGAAGAAAGCTGGTTTCAAGCTGGTGGACGAGCCGCAGTATTTCTGGCGAAAGTCGATGGGATTCCGCCGAATCGAGCAGAAGGCGAAACTCGGGAAACTCTATTACCTGCACTCCGACGCCTATGAGTATTGCGTCCAGAACGTCCATGGTATCGAGAAGACTGACGACCTGATCCAATACGAGAAAATCAGCGAAAACCGACGAATCGACCTGTTCGATGCGTCGGTTTTTGCATGTGTGCGATACCTGGAAGATACCGACCAGGCAAAGGCACAAGAAAACTGGCTGAAAGGTGGTGAATCGTCGGCGTGAGTAAACGACAGAAACAGCGTGCGAGACAGCCGACCCAGCAGCGGAGCTCCGGCGGTGACCTGCTCGGGTACTGGCTCAGAGGTGATGACCTGACGCTGCCGGCCGGGTACGTGCGGCTCTTCGAGTGCCCGGAAGTCAGGATGGCCATCGACCGTATCGCCGACATGGTCAGCAACATGACAATCCACCTCATGCGGAATGTCGAAGGTGGACATGAGCGGGTGCAAAACGATCTGTCGCGGAAGGTGGACATCGAGCCATACAGCCTCATGACGCGCAAGGCGTGGCTGTATCACATCGTGCACACGATGCTGCTGGAAGGTGACGGAAACGCCTTTGTGTTTCCGGTATTCAGCACGGATGGTTACCTCGAGGAGCTCATTCCGATTCCGCCGCACATGGCGACGATCCTGCCGCCGAAACAGAACGCGATTGGGTTGGTGACCGGGTATCAGGTCATGATCAACGGCCGCACATACAACCACGACGAGGTGCTGCATTTCAAGATCAACCCGGACCCGGTGGAACCGTGGCGCGGTCGCGGGTATCGGCTGATCCTCAAAGATGTCGTGACGAATCTCGCGCAGGCGGCGAAGACGAAGAACGCTTTTATGGGCGACAAATGGCGGCCGAGCGTGATCGTGATGGTCGATGCTGACTCATCACAGTTTGCGAGCGAGGAAGAACGAGACAAACTGATCCAGCGCTACATCGGCAGCGGCCAGAGTGGCAAACCGTGGATTTTGCCGGATGGGATCATCCGGGTCGAAACGGTGAAACCTCTCACGCTGGAAGATATCGCGATCCACGAATCCGTCCAGATCGACAAGCGAACGGTGGCGTCCATGCTCGGCGTGCCGCCGTTTTTCGTGGGTGTAGGCGAATTCAAGAAGGACGAGATGAACAACTTCATCCGGACCCGGATCGCTTCCATCGGCACGATCATCGGCCAAGAGCTCACGAACAAGATCCTGTACGCGCAGGACCTCTATTTCCGCCTGTCTGCCCGGAGCCTCTACGCCTACGATCTCGGAGAGCTATCCCGGATTGGCATGGAGATGTTCGTCCGTGGGCTCATGGACGGCAACGAGGTCCGCGACTGGGTCGGCTTGTCGCCGCGTGAAGGACTGGATGAGCTGGTCATCCTGGAGAACTACATCCCGCGCGGCATGATTGGCGATCAAGCGAAACTGCAGCAAGGAGGTGATGACGGTTGAGCAGGGATACGAGGCAGACGCGGAGTCTTCGGACTGAGCTCAAGACGCGCGCGGAGGGTGACGGCGGCGATCTGGTCATCGAAGGCTATTTCGCGGTGTTCGGCCGCGAGACGGAGCTCTGGCCGGGTGCATTCGAGGAGATCGCACCGGGGGCGTTTTCCAACACGCTCAGCAACGACATCCGGGCGCTGATCAACCATGAGACGCGACTTGTCCTCGGCCGGAACAAGTCCGGCACGCTCGAGCTGCGCGAGGACAGCTACGGGTTGTGGGGTTGGGTCAAGATCAACCCGAATGACACGGATGCCATGAACCTCTACGAGCGCGTCAAGCGCGGGGACGTGGACCAGTGTTCGTTCGGGTTTAATATTGTCCGCGAAGACACGGAGTGGCGCGAAGATGGTTCCGTGAAATGGACGATCCGCGAGGTCGATCTGCACGAGGTCAGCGTCGTCACCTTCCCGGCCTACGAGGACACCGGGGTGCAGGCCCGCAAGCAACAAGTCGAAGAGCACCGCGCCCGCCTGCTTGAGGCGCGGCGACAAAAAATCATCGAAAGGGTGAGAAACATTGGCACTCAGACAACTGCTGATCAGCAAGAAGATTGAGCAGCGCAAGAATGCGCTGGCGGAGCTCCTGATCCAGGAAGAGGAGCTGCAAAAACGCAGCGAAACGCTGGAAGCGGCCGCCACGGAAGCCCAGACCGACGAGGAACTGGCCGCCGTGGAGGAGGAAGTCGGGAAGCTCGAGGCGCAGAAGGGAGAGTTCGAGCAGAAGAAATCGAAGCTCCAGGGCGAAATCGCCGAGCTCGAGGCCGAGCTCGAGCAACTCAACGCAAAACCTCCGGCCGACGAAGTGCGGTCGGCAAATCAACAAAGGGGTGAATCTCAAGTGGCGAAGGAATACCACATCTCGCAAGTTCGCCGGATGCTGGAGACCGGTGAATATTACAACCTGCCGGAAGTGCGGGAATTCTACGAGAAGTTCAAGAACCTGCGCGCCGTCTCCGGCGGTGAGCTCACGATTCCGAATGTCATCATCAACCGCATCCTGGACATCGTCGGGGACTACACGACGCTGTATCCGCGTGTGGATAAAATCCGGGTAAGCGGGACGGCGCGCATCCTGATCGACACGGACACCACACCGGCCCAGTGGATCGAGATGAGCGCGTCCATCCCGACAGGCGATGTCGGCACGATCACCAACGTCGACTTTGACGGCTTCAAGGTCGGCAAGGTGACGTTTGTCGACAACTATCTGCTGCAAGACAGTATCATCAATCTGGACGACTATGTCGTGCGCAAGATTGCCCGTGCGATCGCTAAGGCGCTCGATCTGGCGATCCTGAAAGGGCAGGGTGCGTCTCAGAAGCAACCGGCCGGCATCATCCCGGCAATTCCGTCGGGCAACCAGAAGACAGTGACGGCCGATGAGAAGCTGCTCGTGAATCTGCTCAAGAACGTCGCCCTGATCGACACCGGCGACGACAGCGTGGGCGAGATCGTGGCTGTCATGAAGCGGAAGACGTACTATGACCGCCTGCTGGAGTATACGATCAACGTCAACGCCCAGGGCAACGTTGTCGGCAAGCTGCCGAATCTGACGCAGCCGGACCTCTGCGGCCTGCCGGTTGTCTTCAACCAATTCATGGATGAAGACAAGGTTCTTTTCGCTGTACTTGATCAGTACACGATGGTGATCCGCGAAGATATCAGCATCGACCGGTCTGAGCACGTGAAGTTCGTCGAGGATCAAATGGCTTTCCGGGGTAAGGGCCGCTTCGACGGCAAGCCGGTGCGGCCGGGGGCCTTCGCGCTGGTCACGATCGAGGATCCGGTGCCGGAGGCGTAATCGATGGCAAAGGTGTTGAAAGATTTTCGGTGCAAGGTCACGAGGCGCGTTTATCGCGCTGGTGACGAATACGATGGAGACCGCATGGAAGAGTTGCAGTCGCTGGGTTATGTTGCGGTTGAAGAAGGTGGGGATAAACCGGAGAAACCGAAGCGCAAGCCCAAGGATAGCGGGTGATGCCGATGGACGAGGCGCAAATCCTCGCGCTGGTCAAAGCGCGGCTCGGGATCACGACGGCGGTCAGAGACACATATCTGGCCGCCATCATTTCTGGCGTGATCGACGAGCTCACGAAGGAAAAGGGCATCGCGTTGAATGCCGACGACGCTCATCACCTGATGTTTGTCGTCGACTACGCCACGTGGCGCTACCAGTCCCGAGACGAGTCCGGCGCGATGCCGCGGCATTTGCAGTATCGGCTGCACAACCTGATCATCTCGACGGGCGGTGATGCCGGTGGCGACGTATGACCACGAGTTGACGTTGATCGGAGAGACGATCGAGGAAGACGAAATCGGCAATCAGCGGTCAGTCGAGACCAGGACGACGATCCTGTGCTCGGTCAAGTCGGCCGGCCGGAATGATTTCTATAGCGGAGCAGCGGCGGGCCTGCGGCCGGAGTACGTCTTCACGGTCCACGCCTACGAGTACAACGGCGAGCGAATCGTCGAATTCGAGGGGAAGCGGTACAGTGTGATCCGCGCGTACCAGACCGGTATCGAGGAAATCGAGCTCACGGCGGAGAGGGTGAGCGGAAGTGGCTAACATCGACATCGACAACCTCGCCGCCGAGATCACGCTGGCCGTCAAGGAGTACACCGAGGATGTGGCCGAAGCGATTGAGCGCGAGGCCGACCAGACGAGCCAACGTTTGGTCAAAGAGATTCGCGCGAAGTCGCCGCGCCGAACTGGCGAATACGCGAAAGGTTGGACACGGAAGAAGCAGGGCAGGGAAGGGGAAATCCGCTATGTTATCTACAACCGCAAGAAGCCATGGCTCGCTCATCTGCTCGAGTTCGGCCACGCGAAACGCGGCGGCGGGCGCGTCGCAGAACGCCCGCACATCCGTCCGACCGCTGACAAGGAAATCGAGGCGTTCCAGCAACGGGTGCGCGCGATCATCCGGAACGGAGGGTGATGCGGCATGACGCTAGGAGAACTGTATCAAGCACTCAAGGCGACAGGGTATCCGGTCGCCTATTCGCATTTTGAGGATACGCCGCAGAATCCGGCACCTAAGCCGCCGTTTATTACGTATCAGTTTGCGTACAGCAGCGACCTGATGGCCGACAACATCAACTACGCCGAGATCGGCAATTATCAAGTCGAGCTGTACACGGACAAGAAGGACATGACGGCGGAGCGGAAAGTGCAGGACAAACTCAAGGAGCTCGGGCTACCGTGCGCGAAGACCGAGACCTACATCGAAGATGAGAAGTTATTTCAGACCATTTACGAAATCCAACTGATTGGAGCGTGAAAAAATGTCCCAAAACAAAGTTACCTTTGGGCTGGAGAAAGTGCATATTGCCTTTTTCGACGATCAGGCACCGGATCAGCCGGCGTGGAAGACGCCGATCTCGATTCCGGGCGCGGTCCGCTGGACGCCGACAGCTGTCGGCGATTCGACGAATTTTTACGCGGACAACACCTTGTATTTCAGCTACACGGCCAATAACGGCTACACCGGCGAGCTGGAGATGGCGAACGTGCCGGACGCGATCCTTGCCGAGATGCTCGGCTGGGAGATTGACGAGAACGGCGCGCTGATCGAGGTTTCCGACGCGATTCCGAAGCATTTCGCCCTGATGGGGCAGATTCAGGGCGACAAGCGCAACCGTCGGTTCGTCTACTACGATTGCGTTGCGTCCCGGCCGGCGAAGGAGCGGCAGACGAAGGCAGAGTCGATCACGCCGGCGACGGACGTGCTCAATCTGACGATCAGCCCGATCGAGATCGGCGGCAAGATGATCGTCCGCGGCGAGATGGAGCTGAGCGACACCAACGGGGGAGCCTACAATACCTTCTTCTCGTCCGTGTACGTGCCGACGTTCACGCCGGAGGTGTAACATGCGAGAAATCATGATCGGCGACAAGACGCTGAGGCTCAGGGGATCGGCCCTGAGCCTCTTGCATTACCAGCAGGAATTTGGCCGGGACCTGCTCGGCGACCTGGTCGGCATGATGACGGGGCTGGCTGGTTTTCAGACGCTCTCGAGCGGCGGAGAGGTCGACCCGTCTAAACTCGATTTCAGCCGGTTGGATTCGGTGGCGATCCTGCGCTTCATCTGGACGCTGGCGCGGACGGCCGCCGGCGCGCCGATTCCGTCGTTCCAGCGATGGCTCGAGGAGCACGAGGACATCGACATTTTTGACCCCGATCTTCTGACCGCAGCGATGGAAGAGGCCCAGAAGATCTTTTTTCGTCGAAACAAGGCCGTGGCACCGGCGGCCAAAGGGTGATGCGCCCAACCGGTGCGATCGGACAGACATCAACATCATCGCATTGGCGCGGCGGATCGGGCTTAGCATGACTGAGCTCGATCTGCTGACGCTCCAGGACTTTTTTGATCTGGTGTACGCCTACATGGGCGACGATCCAGATGTACCGCGCGAAGCGACGCAGGAAGACATTGACGCATTTTTCCGGGGGTGAGGGTGACGTGACTGAGCAGTGGAAAGATGTTCCGGGGTATGAGGGGATTTATCAAGTGTCGAACCTCGGCAGGGTGAGAAGTGTTGACCGTGTGATCATCGACCGGAACGGGCGTCCGATGCGTTACAAGGGCGTTATTCTCACCCCTCAGTTCAATGAATTCGGTTATCTGAAAGTGGTATTGCGAAAAGACGGGAGAAGCAAAAATTTCAAAGTGCATCAACTGGTGGCGATGGCCTTTATTGAAAATCCGAATGGCCTGCCTTGCATCAATCATATAGACGGCAACAAACAGAACAACAAGGTAACCAACCTGGAATGGTGTACTTTTGGCGGTAACAATAAGCACGCCTATCTTATCGGCCTCAAAATCCCATATGAAAGGGACGGAGAAAAAAATCCGAAAGCCAAATTCACGGATGAAGAAGCCGAAATAATCAGATCGTTGCACAAATACAACGGCGGCCCTTTCGGGACTATGTATTTGGCGCGGAAGTACGGAGTCCATAAAGACACCATAACCAACTTGATTCGCATGAAAACATACGTCAAGGATGGTGTCGGCTGATGGCAGAGAGCATCCGTGGAATTAATGTTGTTATCGGCGCGGACACCACAGGGCTGTCGAAAGCCCTCAGCGACGTCAATAAAAAATCAAGAGACATCCAATCCGAACTCAAACAGGTCGAGCGCCTGCTCAAGCTCGACCCATCAAATACAGAGCTACTCGCACAAAAGCAGAAGCTGCTCGGCGATGCCATCGCGAACACTCGCGAAAAACTGGACCGACTCCGCTCTGTGCAAGAGCAAGTCAATGAGCAGTTCCAGCGTGGCGAGATCAGCGAAGGGCAGTACCGGGCATTCCAGCGCGAAGTGGCGAAGACCGAGCAGGAGCTACAGAAACTTGAGAAACGGCTCCGTGACATGGAGCCCGCCGTGAAGACACTCGGCGAGCGGATGCAGGAAGCCGGCGAGAAAATGAAGAAGACCGGCGAAAAAATGTCCGACGTCGGAAAGAAGCTCACCGTTGGCGTGACGGCCCCTATCGTCGGGCTCGGAACAGTCGCCACAAAGGCGGCCGTCGACTTCGAATCGGCGTTTGCTGGCGTTCGCAAGACGGTCGATGCTACGGAAGAAGAATTTGCTCAGCTGGAGCAAGGAATTCGCGACATGTCGAAGCGCATGCCGGCGTCGGCGACTGATATCGCGGCTGTCGCAGAGGCGGCGGGGCAGCTCGGTATCCAGACAGAGAACATCCTGAAGTTTACCGAGACCATGATCGGACTCGGCGAAGCAACCAACCTTACAGCCGAGGAGGGCGCCA